CTGGACCTAGACTCTCTTGATGTCAAGTACATCGAGCCCTACGGGAAGGAGCATGTTCTTTGGGACAAAATAGGGGTCAGCCACGGAACGAAACACGGCAACAAGGTTGGTGCCCTCCTGTCAAAGAGACTCCCAGGCTCAACCTACTCGTGGGTTCAGGGACATGACCACAAGCTGGCGCTTGGAACCAGAGCCATTCATGAGCGAGGGTTCATCCGCCACATCACTGGCATGTGCCCCGGCACCCTAAGCAGGGTGGACGGTGCAGTTCCAGGAGTGTCCATGTACCCCAACTGGTCACAGGGACTTGGCTTCGCAGTTCTCGCGGGCAGCAACGCGCACATGTGGGTGTCGCCAATTCTGAACGGAACCATCTGTGTTGGTGGGAGGGTGCTGACGACTAGCGGTCGGGGCACTGCTTCAGCAGAGCCCTCTCATACCTAATTCGACGGGCCATCCACCCAGCAGACACTGTGTAGCTTCCGTCGTCGTTCTTTTTGATCTCACTTTTCCCCAGACTCACTGGGCGCAACACCGGCTTCTGCCAACATCCGGTCATGCTCGTCAAAAGCAGAGGCAACACTAAGTGCATCGCCACGGTCCAGCGCCAAGAGCAGGGCTTCCTCTCGCGCTCGCATACGACTTGCATGTGCCTCCCTAGCCCTCTCCGCAATCAGCGGGGCCAAGGCGCGCAACACAATTGCGAGTGCCTCCAAGAGCCCCTTGAGGGCAGCAATCATTTAGTTACATCTTCCGGCATATCAACATCCACCGTGGGCGTTGAGTCTTGAGGAACCTCAACAGCCCCGTCACTCGTCTCCGCCGGACCACAGTCCTCTTCGCACCCAACCGTAAACAGGAACAGCAGCGCGGTCGCAAAGGCTAGTCTCATTGATTACCCCTTCTTCTTCCTTACAATCTTCTTTCCGGTCTTCTTGGCCGCCTTCTTGGCCGCCGCGACTCCCTTCTTTGTGTACGGATAATGCTTCTTTCCGACTTTTGGCATCACTCATCTCCCTTCTGCTTGGCCTTGCCGATGACCAGCGCGGCCATCTCAACAAGTTTATAAACCTTAGCGACCCACTTGTCATCTTCAGGCGTTGGGGTCATGGCGGTGATTGCCGATGCCAGGGCGTGAGCGCCCAGGGCGATGGCAGTAATGTGTTCCCAGTTCTCAACGATATAATTCATTATTGCTTCCTCTCAAAGTGCATGTCGTCGCCTTTACCCTTTCGCCACCTGCCGCCCCACGTCCATCCAGCGTCCTCAAACACCTTAATGAATTCAGGGTAGTTGCGTATTGTGGAGATCTTCCCGTTCGACTGAACCCCACCCCAGGGGTTCTGTTTTGGATCGAAATCTACCGCGATACCCCAACTGTGATAGGAGAGTTTACTGTCCTCTTTGGCGCGCATCTTGCGCGGGTTGAATGTCTGCACGCTATCCGGCGTGTATCCAGAAGACTTGCACGCCATCTCAAACAACTCAACGAATTCATCACCCACGAGACGGTGAAATCTACGCTTCCTACCGTCATGTAGCTTGAATTGTTTGATATTTTTTTTCACCCAGTCTGGATCTATCTTCACCCTCCTGTCCCTTGGGTTCGGCTCCCACTCCCAAGAGAACCTCCCATAGACGCGCCTCACACCTCCCCTCCCCTTGGGTATGGTGGTAAACACTGGCTCAGGAGCCTTCCACTGCTCACGCAAAGCATCGGCGCTTTTGGGGCCCCACCTGCCATCAGCCTTCAGGCCAAGGGTTTCTTGCGCGAACTCGACAACGCGAACAACCTCGTCCCAGGAAAGGCTGTTGTCCTCAACCTTCCTCTTCATCCAGTGTTTAGCCTTCATTTCTTCAGCGCATCCTTCCAGCCCTCAAGCTGGCCAAGCCTAGACTCAATGGGATTCAACCTGTTGTGGCCGTCCGTCACGCGGTTGCGGATGTCTCGGCTCTCGTGAATTAGCTTATCGTCAAGATCATCCATTCTGGTGCCGAGCGTCATTACCTGGGCTGTCAGGGCGTCTACCATAGAGCACAGCTTCGCGTCCTGGTGCCGCATTTTATTGTAAATACCCAAGGCAGAGACGACGACTGGGCCGAGCACCGATGCCGCGACAACGAGGTCTTTTAGAGTGAATGTCATGTCCGACATTACGCATGTCCCGACTCGTGAACCTCAACCCACGTCTTTATTTTTCCCACATCATCCCTGAGTTCCTTGCGACTCAGCCTTGCCGACTCGATTAGGTCGTCGTGCCTCTCCGCAAGAGACATCACCCTGTCCAGCCTGCGGTCGATAGACCCCAACAGGATTGCTGCCCTCCAGCCAATGGCGGCGATGCCAAGCATGAATGTTGCGAGGCTTATCAGTCCAGCGGCCTCCTGCCAGGTCATTTCTTTTTCGCCTTCGTTTTGGGCTTAGGCTTAGGCTTAGGCTTAGGCTTAGGCTTGGGCTTAGGCGGGCTCATGTCCTCTTTGGTGGCGAGTCGATATCCAGCCCTCTCCATCCACACCTTGATGTGTCGGCTGGAATTGATTCGAGGGACATATCCCCACGACACTGAGCCAGGAGGGGCACCCTTCTTGCCGCGACCCATGCCAATGTAGCCGACGACGCCAAGCTTATCGCCAGATGCAACCGGGATAGCTGGGCTTGCGCCCGCCTTCTTTGTGACAAAGATACAGTTCTTGCTGTACAGGTGGGTGTTGTCGTACTGCTTTTCTATATTGTCTTGCTTGTTCATTCTGTCAGAACCCCGTAGATCCAAACATCAGCGGTGATGTTCGCATCTTGTGCGTCAATATTTACACCAACCTTGCTGTATCCATGATTCCTGATCATGATCATCATCGTCTCTGCATTCCCATAGTTGGCCGGGATTTCGACGGACAATCGCTTGTAGCTGAATGCCTGATCGAACTGCTCTGCGTTGCCGTTGGCCCCAGGAACAATGCCATACTCCATGATCGCAGGAGTCCACATCCCCGTCACGTTACTAAGGACCATTGGCGTCACGTCCAAGGTCTTAGTCGCATTAGAAACATTCTTCCCCGTCACAACAATGAGAAGCTCATCGGAATTGGGAAACGAGAGCCCATCCCCCGGCATTGTCATTGTCAGGTCGCCCTCGTCCGAATAGGCTCGCTGGCCTGAAATCACAGAGTCGAGCGTGATGGTGTGGGCGGTGCTGGCCATGATGGTGATGTTCAACGGGGACTCGTCGTCGCTGGTGAAGGTTGCCTTTGCTGTCGTTGGCAATTCATCTGTTGACGAGATGCCGGCAACCCCATCAACCTTAGTGATGATGGCATCTAGCGTGTCGTTAGCCGACTGCCCGCCAGCGATCGTCGTGTATGCGGTCAGAGTCCCGTTCACCTTGATGGTAAACCACCCGCCACCGCCACCTTCGGTCCCAGTAACGGTAACCACCGCCTCATATGGCTTCAGCGCAGAGTTGGTGCGGGTGATGCATGTTGTTCGCTTGATCATGACTTCAAATCCTCCGGCGCAGCCTTGTTGATCGGGGGTCGACCGCGCTTCTTCTTTTTCAATAAGTTCTGCATAACAGTGGTTGATGCCATCCTTGACACCAAATCCTCTAAGTCCTCAACCTTTCGCCTCAGACTCTCAATCTCCCCGGAATTGTCCGGGGCGCTCTCGACCGCTCGGTCCTGAAGCTTATCCACCGCCTCAACCAGATATCCAACGACAGAAAAAATGTGCCCAGGACCAACATGGTGCTCTTTCCGCAAATACCCACGGTACTTGCGCCGAAACGAGGAACCATTCTCAAACCTAACTATTCCATTACCTTCCATGATCTATTACTCCAGCGCGCCCATAATATCCTCAGTTGTAGCCACCTGCTCCGACAGGGTATCGGACGCCCCTCCACCCTGAAACACTTCTGAAACAGCGTCAAGCAAACTTCTTATCGACATGTTTGATTCGGGGGTTCCCAGTTCTCCCACAACAACAGAGCCCTGTTTCTTAAGCCGCCTCTCATCCCTGAGCCACGCCTTTGACAGGCCCTTATACAACTCCCGGTATTCCGCCCTGGTCTTATTCCCCAGCATGTACTGCATCCTAAGAAGGTTGTGCCGCAGCCTATACCCCAACATCAACCTAACTCTACTTCTCACCAGCTTGTCGCTTTCATTTAGTGGGTTCAGTTGGGATATGTCTCTCCGGTATCCAGCCTTATACTCAAACTCCTTTGCCTTCGCCGCAGACTTTATCTGTCTCCATGCATGAAACTGAGATATGGCGGTGATGCCTAGGCCAGGGAAAAGCCCCTTGCTCAATGCTGCAACTGGGTCAACTGGGTACTGCTTCCTCTTTACGGTGTATACGTGCCCTTGAGATGCTGCTTCCAGGGAGTCCCTGTTCTCACCAAACAGTAGCGACATCGGCCCGCTCTTCTCCCAAGACCTGACTGGCGTGAATATGTGCGTGAGTTGCTGTGCGGCGCGGTATGCGTAGGCGGATAACTTCGGCTCACCAGAAATGACGGTATCACCAGATGCTTGACTTCTAAATGTACCGTTCCTGAGCCCATCCCACGCCGATATGGCCATATCAACAAAGGGACTCATTCTGGCCAGCTTTCTCTCCAATGAAGATCCAGACTGAAAGTCCATCAGGAAGTTTGATGTGTTCCCAATATCCCGCAAGTTCAAGGTCCTTGTGAGGTGGATTTGCTTCCCGCCCCTGCCGGACGCGCCACCAACCATTCCCTCAATAGCCCTGACAAACGGGCTCGACAGACCCGTATCCTGAAGAGTGTTGCCCAGGTCGGGCCCACTGTTTAGGACAAAGTGCGTTGCCCCCCAAGTGTTCATGGCGGCAATATTGAACCTTGCCCCAAAGTCCATAAAAGCTTGGGTCTTCCCGCTCATGGGTTTGCCAGCAATGTTCTTGTCAATGTCCTCCCTAAGCTGCTCGTCATACGCATTCATTGCGTGAAGAATCATCCAGCTTGTCAACGCCTTTGGGTTGTTGAATGCATTCCTAAGAGTGAACGCAGACTGCTTCACCCCGTAGGTGGCAAAGGGGGGAATTGCCAGTGACGTGATCACGCCAAGACGATGAGAGTTCATGTCCTGAATGTATCGCAACCACTTATGGCGGGCACCGTAGTCGTGAAGGGTGTCCCTGGCCCATTGAAGCGCCTCGACATCAGACAGACCCAAGACCTGCTTGCCTATTTTGTAGGCGAAAATTCTTCTTTGGGTTTCCTGCTGTATTGTCCATCTGGCAATTGAAGTGTCAGCTAGCTCCTGGTTGATTTGGCGGAGGACCCTAGATCCACGCGCCCAAATAGCCTTCGGCCCACTCATCACCCCCGGCTCAATATCCCCAACACCACCAACAAACGCCTCTCGCAGCCGCAGATACCTATCCGCCAACCCCTTCTTCAAGTGCTTCCTAACCCACCGAGGAGTCACCATCTGCCCAAACTGGTATAGGGCCATAATTTTATTCGCCTTCTTCTCTAGTGCTGGCGCTCGAAAGTCATTCCCATCAATAACCTTGGGCATGATATGATCCGCATTCATTGCCGCAAGCTGATGTGCAACCGGCATGTCGCCAGTGATGGCGGACGCCCCCGCCCCTCGCTCGTCAACGAATGCGCCCCGCAAAAGGAAGTCAACGTCAGTAGACTTCTCGCCGTCCCTCATCCATGCGGCAGCCTCTTTCTCTGCCTGTCTGCTTAGAGACATCCACCGCCTATCCCACGGCATCAGCCCGCTTCTATTCGCAATATTCAGAGAGTCTCCAAGCGCATTCCTGATCTGATACCCCGGCAAGTTATACATGGTGTGGAGAATCTTGAATGTAGTTAGAAACTGCGGCGTCTGAGAGAAGCTATCTCTGGCGAGGCGCAGGGATGTTGCCATCTCATCGGGAACCCATTTGCCAGCCAGCTTTCCATAGACAAAGTTATACGGGTTTCCTGAGTGCGCCTTCCCCTCCGGCGTGACATCCTTGATTCCTGGGACCTCCGTGTATCCAGCCCTCTTTTTATCGAACAGCATTCCATTGGCCTGTAGTTGGTCGTGCAGTTGGCTGTACATGTCTAGGTTCGCTATGATCGCGTCCGTAAAGGTAATGCTATTTACAACTGCCTGCTCGCTAATGAAGCCGGTTGGATCATCGACATGCATGTTGTACAGCCGAATCTGAGCGTCCACATCGCTCAGAACTCTCTTGTGCCTTTGAGGGGTCTTCCTCATGGGCGTGCCAAATATGTCTTTCTCTCGATCTATTTGTAGGTTTCGGTATGCCTCAGTGGCATCGTTCCAGGCTCGCGTTGTGTAGGTGTTGAGTCTCTTGAAGATTGTTTCTGGGGCAATTCCCAGAATCTCAATGAGTGCCTCCTGCTGTGCCGCAGTGATATCGTAGTACGGTCGCAACCTAGACTTGGGGTCCGTCATCTCTCTTGCGATCGTTCTGATCAGAAGAGGCGTGTCCTTGTCCACGCTGAGTCGGAGGGACGGGTCGGTCCTTAGCAGTTCGATGAAGAGCGCCTCTTTCTGGGCACGCTGCTCTGGGGTGTTGCTGTATCTGTCTGAGATTTTCTTTACGATCTTCCCAAACGTCGGCTCCATCTGAACTGTAACCAGCGCCCCGCTCTCACCAACAGGAATGTCGTACATCGACTTCTTCTGGGCACGCATCTTCCCTGCTATTCCAGCAAACGCAGTGGCAGCCCTTCCGCCACCTCCACCCGGAATCCACTTGTATGTGGTGCCGTCAGTGTTCCTCGTCATAATGTACTCCATCCAAGCTCCCTCGCTTCGGATGGTGTCAGCATTCTTCTTGAGCAGCGCAACAAGCGATTCTCGGCCAATGGTCGCGCCTGTCTTTCCTGCTGGCCCAGACTCCGCAATGCCAGTGGCACTGTCCAAGATGGTCTTGTAGAGGTGTGCCGCAGACCTTATGTCACTGAAGTCTCCCTCTGGCGCGATGGACTCAAGGTAAGCTCTTGCTGCTGCCGGAACCTCTCTTCGGGGGGCGACTGGCTCTGGAGTGGCGACTGGCTTTGGGGCGGCAGGTTTGTCCCACGACTCGATGCGCTCCTCCCACTTACGCACAAGCTTCTCCTTTGCAGCCATTGCCTTCTGTGCGCGAAGGAGTGCTTTTTCAGCCTTCTTCCTGCCGGTCTGTGGGCTGAAGATGTCCTTATCGAGTTCAGTCTGCCTCTTCACTTCGGCCCATGCGTCCTCTACAGCCTTCTTGCTCTTCTCCAGACCCTTCCTGTTCTTTTCAAGGTGGGCTTGGGCGCGTTTTCTGGATGCCTCCTGTTTCGCAGTCAGCGCCTTGGTGGCTTGTTTTTGCGAGGCTGGTGCTTTTAGTTCAGTAATCATATCCCCAAAGACAGTATAGGCATAACTATCGGCATGGCCGGAACTCTTCAAAACCCTACGCACCGTCAAGAAGAGCCTCTCCTTGGCTCCCTCCAGGGTGGTCGGGGAGTCGCCGCCCACAACCTTTAGCTTCTTCCGTCCACCATCCTTTGTGCCCCACGCAAACACCGGAGTGTATGTCCCGTCATTATTCAAGACCGCATGGAGAGAGTACCCCCTATAGATGGGACTGCCATCTTTACGCTTCCCTCTTGTGGGAATGGCGGGTATCAGCATTGTCTCTGTCGTCGTTCCAGAGGGAAGGCCAATCTGGTTATGTTCCCCCTGTTTACTGCGAACCCAGGGAACGAGGTCGTCAAAATCCACAACGCGCTTGGGTGGGGTTTGTTTTTGCGAGGCGGGCACCCCCTCCTTGGGGCCAACATATATTGCCGACCCCTCTGATGGATACCTTTTTGCCAGAGAGTCCAATACGCTCTGCCCTGCGCCAGTAACGCTCCCCTCACCAACAAACCCCTCGTGGGGGCTGATCATATAAAAGCCATCTGGGTGCTTTTTCCGCATAGAGTCAATGGCCTGCTCAAACAGTTCAACCCCGACACCCCTCCCCCTTAGCGGATAGTCGATCTCCGTCGTCCAAAATTGCTCAACAGGCGCATCCCCGAACCTGTCGTATAGAGACTGTAGTATCTGCGGCTCCCTCGACTTTGATATCAACTCCGACATGTTACCAAGCGGCCTGTCCATCTGGTGCCGTATCTTTAGGTGGCCGCGCTGATTCCCTGCGGAGTCCACAATAAACACACCATTCCAAGAGTTTGGCTGAAACATATGGCGAAACGACAGCCCCTCCTCTTTGGCGTACTTCGCCCCCTTTGTGTCTCGCGCAGGCGCTACCGTAAACTCATCCGAAAACTCGACCAGCCGTCGAGGAGCAGGTGGCTTTTGCGGGGCGGGTGCTTTTGGTGGGGCGACTGGCTTTGGCGGGGCCGGAACATCTGGAATATTGTTGGCAACAGCGTCAACGACAATCCTGTTTATATACGCGAGGTTAGCGTCTATGTCTTCGCGAGGAAGTCCGATCTTCTCAAAGAACATGCCAAGCTCTTGAAGCGCGTCGGCATCCTTTGGGGTTGGGAGCACTGATTCAGCCTCCCTGGCCCAGATGGCCAGATTATCCACTCCCTCTTCTATAGCCTTCGCTATATCAACGACAGGCAAGTTCGTTCGCTTGTCGTACATAACGTATGCGCTCTGCCCAAAGTAGGCTAGGCGCTCTGCGTCGAAGTCGCTAATTGGCCTGCCGTGCTGCTCTGCCGCAACCTTCTTTATCTCTTCAGTCACATAAGCAAGCGTGCCTGGATTTGCGATGGAGTCCCTTTGATTCCTTGTTGAGTCAAAGCTTTTGTGTGGCTTCATCTCCTCTTGAAAGGAAATTAGGAACCTTCCGGCGGAGGTGTGGGTGTCCCACATAATCGGCTTCAAGAACTCAGGCGTGTTGTAGAACACCTTGTGCGCCCACGGCTGTAGAACCAAAGGCTCCTTCTTGGCAAGCTTGCCTTTGGACAACTCCCTGACCCTTCTCGTGAGTCTTGGTGGGGTTTCGTAATACATCTTCTCGCCAAAGATCGACGGTTCAATCCATGTGCCTGGATCGCTCTCCTTCTTCACCTGCTCCAGGCCAGCCTTTGCCGCAGCCTTGCTGGATTTGTAGGCCCTTCCAACGGGGTTGGCGGCGCTGTTCTGCTGCCACGCCTCCTTCCAGCCCTGAATGGCCTTTGACGGCGCATCTCCCAGCGGAGACACCTTGCCGACCTTCACCTTGACGGGCACCCTTGTCCCCCTCACCTTCATTCCGCCCTTTAGGGCCATCCATGGTCCTGCGAGAGACTCAATTGGATAGAGCCAGAACGTCTCGGTCGCAGCATCCATCTTGGCTTCCATGTCGCCGGGAGTGTGAATGGCGGCGGCAACCGGCAAGCTCATGGACTCAAGAAGCATTGCCGCCCCCTCTTCCGCCCGATTGAAGAGACGAGAGACGTGCATTGCTGTGGAGAGATTCCCCGAGGTAAGGCCCTTCTTGATGGCGTTGTTGGACATCTCCCCTTTGGCTGCCGACTCGTCAGACCACGCGCCATACTTCATCCTGGCGGCAACGTGTCCAGCAGCAAGACCAAGTTCGCGAGCCTGGATCATGCTCAGGGTTAGCGGCATCAGGAATATAGACCCATAGATTCCCGCAGCGCCCGACAGCACGTTTAGCGGAGTCTGGAGAAGCGCGTTCTCAAGCCACACATTGGCATTGCCGGGGAGTTCCTCGTCTGAGACGGACCTGCCGACAGCGCGACTGATATCCCGAAGTCTCCGTGCCCTTTCGGCACCAACACCATGCTCTACAGGTTGACTCACATCAAAGAAGTCGGTTCCTGTAATCTCATTTATCCACTCCTCGAAGCGGCGTCCTTGCTCACCAACCCTTGACGGCGGTCCGCGAATAATCTCGCCGCCAAAGACATACTGTCCCAGTGCCTGTGCCGGTCCCGCAGCGCCCTCCATAAGCCCTGTTGCGGGTGCTTGGGTTTGGACTTCAGACAGCGGGACGCCCTCTGGAACCGCCGCAGGGGCAACGCCAGCCAGGTCTGGTCTTGACTGAAACCTCTCCGACAGGGGCCTCGTCTCCGGCCCCCCCGCCATCCCAAGCCTAACCTGCTCCTCCACGGTCATTTCTCTTGGGGATGTGGGTCGATGTCTAAGCCAGGGGGTTGCTTGGGCAGGAACCGCAGACCATCCTTCTGGCCTCATTATCTCTTGCAGCGACGGCCCCTCAGCATCAAATGCGCCCATGATGGACTGGTACTCATTTGCGGGTATCTGCACAGACCCAGACGGTCCCTGCTCGTCCGCATCAAATGCGGCCATGATCTCACTATAAGAGGGGTCTGCCATTTACTACCGACCTGGAGACAGGGGCTGCCCCATTTCATTGAAAAGCCTGTTGTCTGGACTTAGGTAGAACGTCTGACCCCTCACCACCTTCATCCTCGATCCGGCTGGAATTCCGGCTGGAATTTGCGGCGCTTGGCTCGCCTGACCCGCCCCACTCACCATGTCCCAATACGGAGTTCTGGGTGGTGCGGATTGGGTTTGGACTGGTGCGCTGGTTGGCCGCACCGACCTCGCTCTCAGTTCCTCTTGGATGTTATCATAGTTGGTCTGCAACCTTTCGATCTCATCCTTATGTGCGCCCTCGGCCTGACCCGCAATAGCGTAGGGTGCCGACTCACCCTTTGCCGACGAGAGCTTGGCCGTAGCCAACAGCCTCCCCGCATGCTCCGCTTGCCGCCGAAGGTCCTTCAAGTCTTGGGCCCGAAGGTCAGCGGGGTCTGTTGGCTTAAACCGACTTCCGGGCGCATCGATGCCAGCGGCAATGCCCTGGAGCAACGGGGTCCATCCAGGGGGAATCTGGCCGGCAGCCTCCATCCGCGCAACCTCTTGGATGTTCGACCTCAAAACCGCCTTCCGTCCCGCAATCGCCCTGGGAATGCTCTCCGGGGTGGCTACAAGCTTTTTGGATTCGTCTAACAACTTAAGGAGTCGCTTTTGGCTCCTCGTTGATGCGCCCCTTGCCCCAGACCTCTTCAGCCGGCGACGAAGCTTGTACTCCCGCTCCATAAGGCTTCGCTTTTCCTGCCTAGCCTTCTCTGCTTCTTCGGCACGAAACGCCATCTCCTGCTCTCGCGCTCGATTAGCCTCTATATAGCGGCGTCTCTCTGCATCTCTCTTAGCGAGAGCGGCCCTGTCAGCCTGCTGCATTGCCCATAAATTTGAAAGTGCAGCGGGAATAGCATCAACAACACCCTCCCGCATTCTTATGGCAGACGCCTGCTCCATCTGCTGCCTTCTAAGCTGATCTTGAAGCGCGGCCTGATCTTGCGTATACATCGCGCGCTGTTGAAGGGCTTGGTTTTGGAGCGCAGCCTGTCGCTGTGCCTGCACCAACCATGCGGGAGTGATAATTTCGGCCATCGTTACCTCAATCCCCTTCTGAGTCTGGGAAGTATTCGTTGAACTTCTTCTTCTGCTCTTTAGTCGCCTTCTTAAGGAACCAAGTCTTGAACTCTTCAAAGCCAGGAGCGCCACCAGGCCAGTACTCCTCATCATCAAGGATGCCCTTGAACCACTCAAGCTGGTCGGAGTCCATCGACCCAAGCGCATCAAGTGTTCCCTCAATTATGTCATTGACAGCAGTGTATTTTCCCGACTTAACCTGGCCACCAAGAACACTCAAGAACCCCGACTTGCCCTCTATGTTGAACAGCTTCGCCCACGTCTCACGGTCTCTCACGTGCTCCTTCCACGCCTCCTTATCATCTGCGCTCCAGTTGGCCTTGTCGTCTATATCTGGAACGTAGTACCCCTCTCCCTTTCCTTTGATCTTAGACAACTTCTTCACTTGCTCTGCGGTGAGCGGCTCTCCAGTCAAGATTGAGTTGGTGAATAGTTCGATTGTCTCTGGGGTTGGCTTGAGGTTCCACATCGCGGCCATCTTCATCGCTTGATCGAGAACCATGGCGTTGTGATTCTTGTCAAACTTATATTTGCTCAACTCATTCAGTTCGTCCGCCCTATCACTCATGCCATTCTCTCGCATAATGTTAGAGAGGATTCCTGCCTGAATTTGCTTGCCCTGAAGCTCGGCAAGGCCAACCTTATACTGAGCCTCTGTCATCAAGTTGACCGCATCCATTGATTGCTGAAGGAGAAGCGGGGAGCCCCCTGCCATCAACGCGCCGCCCGCTGCTGAAAGCTGGTTGAACAGGTGGTCCTGCTGCTTTTGAACCTGTTTCTTGTACTGATTAAGGATGCCCTTTGATATCACCCCTCCTGGCCCAAACAGCTTGGATATCTCGTCGTTGAGTGCCGCTAGCTGGTCGACTGCGGTCGGGTCTTTGATGTCAACTTCAGGCCATAGGTCGAAATTGGGGACATATCCCGCCGCCTCTACTTCCTCCTGCGTTCCGACATGCCCGAAGCCGCGATCTTCTGGCCCCTTCCCATAGCCCTTGGACAGAACCTCTTCCTGCGTTCCGACATGCCCGAAGCCACGGCCCCTTGGGCCTGGAGTAAGCGGCTGCTGAGTTGCTGGGTCCACCTGACCCTCTCCGGCGGATGGCGGGGCAGCGCCCTCTTCAATTGGTGGTGTAGGGATGAACTCGTCTGGTGGCGCTGGTGCCGGGACTTCCCTATCTCCCTCTCTCTGAAATACACCCCTCCCCTCGAACGGCAGTGGGGGTGGCGCTCCCTGCGGGAACATGCCGCTAAACATGACCGCATCCTGTCCAACTGGGACAATTTCAGGCTGAATTGGGGCGACCGGCGCGACTCTTGGCGCAAGGCCCCTATCCATCTGGCGTGCCGCCGCAATCTGTTGGCGCTGGGCTTGTGGCATGGCGCTGGCGACAGCGCCCAACTCCATCCCAGGCATTGGCGTTGGGGTAGAGCCAGCCCTTCCCATGCCTGTTCTTGGGTCAAACGCCTGTGGCGCAGACACTTGGCCAGAGAATCCCGGCATAGCCTGTGCGCCAAGCAGGGACATGTCTCCATCTCTCGCTGCGCGCATCTGTGCGATTGGCATTGCCGCCGCGTCGGACCTTCCGCCAATTGGCATCTGCTGTGTTCCCAGGTGTCTCTCAAGGTTCTGTAGGCGCTGGTCGACCCCGACAGATCCCTGCTCAAGGGAGTTCGCCCTTAAAAAAGACGCTACAGCAGGAGAGATCTCCTTCTGCCTAACGCGAAATTGCGAGCCCTGTGCGGCAGGCGTGCCCTGAAGTACGGGCTGGTGGTACGGGATGGACTGGTTAGTTGGTGCGCGAGACTGCTTGTGCTCAAACGGCATCTGCTGGCGCTGGGGCGGAAGGCCCGCGCGTCCGGCACTTTGCCCCATCTCGCCAGACGTTGGGAAGCCATAGTCGTTGGCAACCGCATTTGAAAATCCAGGGTCATATTGTCGCGCCATCTTATAAACCTATGGTTGAATCATTGTTGCCAGACCAACAGTGACGGTTGCGTGCTCGATCGTTCTTGTGCCACCAGCCGTATTCTGAATTTTCAGCCGAATAAATTCCCCCGAAGAGATCTCCGTACTGCTTGGTGTGACCTGCTTGTAGTATGCAAAGTCGTTGGCGGCGTCACTTGGAAGCTCCGTGCCCTGGCTGGTGTTATCAAATGTCACCGAACACCCAGACACGGTTGAGTAGGTGCCACCAACACTAGACGACTTCTCAAGGGTTAGCGTGTAGCTATCGCCGCCGGCAAGGTCCCCATTAAGTGTAATTACAAAGTCCACCATGTACACCTTGGACGAGTTGCCGGAAACAGACCCAGCACCAAGCATCACCTTTCGATACCCAACATATCTCGTTGAGTTAACCGCAATTGTGCCGCTTGTGCTGAACGCAGACTCGACCCTGCACTTATACGCCTCAAGGTTGTCGATTGGGATCGCGCCAAGAAAGTCCTGAATGTTTTTCAGGGCAGTTCTAATGGTCGACCCAAGAAGGGCGTCTCCATCATTGATAACAGGGATCTTAGGTCCACTCGCCATTATATCTACCTCGTTTGTATCGCCGCCGAATCGGCGTTTGCGGCCTGAGCAAATCCCGTGCCGGACTTATAGGAAATCACATACCCACGCTCTCCAGACCACATGTTGCCAAGAGCAATCCCGTTCGACGCACCATCAGCCCAGTAGATATCAGCGTCCGCACTAGACTGGCTCACGTCAGGAACAAACCTACAGTTTCTTATCGCACAATTATTCCCACTAACATAGACGCCATTGGTCTGATACCCAACGAACGTACAGTTATTTATCGCCCCAAATGTCCCTGCAAGCAAGATAGTTTTTGTTTCTGTAGTTTGAATTTGTTCAAACTGAATTCCGTTTATATTTACTCTTGTCCCCGTTACGTTGAATGCAATCCCGTCCGACACGATGCGAACATTGCCTATTGCCTCGATCGTCACTGACTTATCAATAGTTAGTGTACCCCTAATCCTATACCTTCCAGGGAGAAGGCGTATGACCTCGTTATCCACTGCGGCAGAGATCGCGCCGGATATTGCGTCTCTAGGGGTCAACTGAACCCCGCCAACGGCAAGCTGTCCGTTGACGCTATCAATGACGCTAATTGTGGAGTTATCAACCTCGACATCCATGGTCAGCGGGGCCTCTATTGCTCGGGTGCCGACTCGATAGTCCTCTCGTGACCCCACGCTCATCTCGTGACCCCCTTCTCAATCATGACAACCAGGGACATGCTGACGATCCTTATGGGAGCGCCAGACTCATCGTCTACGCGCTTCCGAATTGCAACGCGCACAAACTGTGTTGACGGGCACCGCACATCAACGCGCTTGTCAAATGGCTGGTAGGGCACCCAGTTGTGGTATTCGGAGCTTGCGCTTGCCCCGACTGCCTGCCATTTTCCCTTGGAGGTGTTTCCGGGGTTTGGCTGCCAAAAGTAGGTTCCATCTATGTTTACGCAAAACTCATCTGGCCATGGGTTTACCGTTGTCGCAAACTCCCTGCTGTCTGTAGATGACGGCGCATCGGCCTGATTTACAGACTCGAAGGGGGCGATTTCTGGAACAAAGACAAGGTGGGTCTTGTTTGTGTCGGTCGAAATAAAGTCGTCCCTTCTTTTGGCATACATCCTAAGTCGGATCTGTCGATACAGTTTGGGCACCGCCATTCCCATATGAAATCTGCGCGACACCGCCACCATCTCAAATGGGTATTCCGCTAGAACCGGATCTGCGGCGGGATATGTCATCTTCTGGTCGCCAATATTTGGCCTGTCCATCACAGCTATCGCCATGTGTGTGGCCTGCCTCTTCGGCATGTCGGCAACAGTCGCAGAGTTATAGCAGTGGAATGCTTGAGAAAAGAGTCGATCTGGATCGATCTTGCTGCCCATAATAGTATAGTGGCCAGCCATGGCGGACCCAACAACATCGGTCGGGCTGGCTTCAGATCCGCCTGCGGACAAGCCAGCAGACACCCAGAACCACAACCTCTTTGAGGGATAATGGCAGCACACAATAATATCGTTTGTCTCTACAGCACTGCCCCCTTTGAGGGCGACACAATAAGTATCCCTAGACCCTATGACTGCGGCGGATGCCTCACCAAGCTGGGACTGAGAAACTATATAAGGAATATGGATTTCTGTTCCTGCTGGCGCTTGCTGTCTTGGAAAGGAGAAGTTCGAGTCCTCGCCATTGAACATCCGATCCAGTGGCGCAGAAATGCGAAGTGGAAGACCGGAGCCATTCCAAGCATATATCCCGTCCCTGGCGAGCCACATGAGCATTCCATCCCTAGTCTGCTGGATGGTCCTATGGGAGACGCAGCCGACACCCATTATTTTTCTAGTGTGCGCTGGAGGGGCGTTTGTTACCCACATCTCCGTATCGGTAAAAACAATCAACTGCTTCCTGAAGGAGGCAAGACCTGTGACGGGCCGATATGTGGGCATCATGGATATCATGACAGGCCGAACAGCCATGGGCTCTGCAAAGTCAGAAAAGAACATTGCCGCCGCACCGGCCTGTACACTCTTAAGGTCTGGAGAAAGCTTCAGCCCATCCTTCGTCGCCTCATCCGTCGCCATGATTTGACTTGAATCAGTCTCAATCGTCTTGTCAGCGACAAGCCATTGCCTATTACTGAAACCAGCGTAAACCATGCGACCAAGGTGCTCGACCATAATGCTGGAGCCCATCATCTCAGTGAAATATGCAAACTGATCCTGGCTGGCAGCCGACTTGTAGAAAGACTGGCTCACATCCGTTATCTGAGTCTCATTCTCAGACCACCTCCAGATTCTATTCCCATTGCAGAAGTATACTGACTGTGCAAACTCTGCGAAAACATAGGGTTTACCTGGCTCTTCAGAGCGAAGAGTCACCGCCCCGGCTGCAAGGTTTGCCACATGACCCGTTGTTGTGTAGACGATTGCCTTGACAGTCTCTGGATCAACCGCTGCGGATGCCGTATTCGGCCTGAAAACTGCGATTATATAGTCTATGCCGCTTGGAGCCGAGAACAGATAACTGCCCATTGGCATCACATTCTCGATGGCAGCGGTCTTCCAGGTGTCGGGCTCGTACCTTTTGGTCCCCACAGACGGGTCTGGATCGTCAACAGACTTCCAGGTTTCTGGCGTCTTGATCACCCTCCAACCATCGCGCGCCTCAAGATTTCCCTTTGACAAATCGCAGTTGATCAGAAAATCAAATTCGTTCTGGCCCTGCTTGGCGGTTTCTAGCTGCATCCCCCCGAACACCGGAAGGACCTGCGATTCTTGAACGGCCACCACTCGCCTCCACTATCCGTGTTGGTTCGTTACGCGAGAGGGCGCTTGACTTTGCTGTTGCAGGCCAAGCGTATCAACGAGCGTTTGGAATTTCCTTACATATCGAGAGCGAAGGTCCGCACTGTCCTCTCCAACATTCATTAGAATGTCGATTGCGGCGAGCATTGGGATGATGTCATGGTGCTCAAGCAGTTCTCCGGTTGTTCCGCCGTCAATGGAGAGCAACTCCTTGTCGTCTCCAGATGGGTCCGAAACAACTGGAACCATGTGAATCCAAAGGAATAGGTCTGTGTCGCTCATTGGGTAGACAAACAGATTTCTTCCATAGAGCTTCCACTGTCTTGGACCACCTGCGATCTGTGTCCACGGGTCTTCTGAGGGGCCCGTAACGCTGCCCTGATAAAGCTCGATAATGTCTTCAGCCACCGGCATTACGGTCGCACCATTCGTCGAGGAGGGGTCAGACTGCTCATCAAGCTCGAACATGCCAACAACCCGCGTCCACCGCCCAACCTTCAAGACCGGACCTGCGGTAGACTGATCGTCAGTGTCGTTTAGCTCAATCGAGACGCTATTGCCAGGATAAGTGACCCGAACCCGCTTGTGGAAGTAGTCCACAGTTCTGGCGCATATATCTGAGTATATCTCTCTGTTCGCCGCAATAATAAGATTGTTCAGCTTTGTGTCCGTCCACTGCGCGGCAGAGGGCTCATTGATAAAGAACCTCACTCTTGCCCTGGCCTCTCCAAGGTTCATGTCACCCCCCTAGACTGGCGCTGAACGCGGCACTGAGATGGTTGGGTACGGGTCGCCCATATTCAACTCTTTCTCTCTGTACTTGCGTATGAGCCATTCTGCGAAATGTGGATCGCAGTTCTTCATTGCTTCCCGCTGGTAATCTTCGTCTTCTTTCTTGACGTGCTCACCAAGCCTTTTCCTTCTGGCGCGAAGACGCTCTCTCTTTAGGAGGTTTCGGCTCTCCCACCCCGCCTCGTCCAATCGGTCTAGGATATTCCAGGTCTCTCCAGGCTCGACATCGCGAAGGAAGAACATGTGCCCGTTGTCGCCCTCGGCAAAGAGCATGTGCTTCTTCTCTGGCACATAGTAAACAATGCGGACCTGTGGGTGCCGCTCATGTATGGCGGACAAGACATCTTCTGGGAATCCGTAAAGGACCCCATCGCGGATATCGTCACCAAATCCGTCAACAAACGAGAACTCTTCTGTAGACTGTCGAATGATGCCCATCGTACTCCGACCAGAGGTGCTGGACCCCAGCCAGGAAAAGCCTGACCAGGGTCCAGCGACCGATATGACTAGCGAGGCAGATCGGCAGAGTTAACCTCAATCCCACGAGCAATGCCGTGCGAGTTCAGGTTGTTGAACGCCAACTGCAAGTAGGACTTGTAGAAGGCTTTGACGCCATCCTGCGCGCCTGAACCAGCGGCAAGAGACTTCAGAACCGCACCACCACGATCGTCCCAACCAAAGTCGCGACGAACGGCCCAGAACAGGTTTGTCTCATCAAGAGCAAACACATAGCCGTAAGGGCAGTACTTATCCACAACCCAGTCGTACACCTTGTCCGACGCAAAGGTGATCGTCTGATAACCACCCTTGATAACGTCATTGGAGTATCGGGTTTGTGCGTCCGCCACATTGACATACTCAAGAAGCAGCGAGTAGTGGCTTGCCAACATAGTTGGCGAGCCGCTTCCCAACTCCTGAACATTGTGCAACAGGCTGTGCAAGAACGTCGTGTCAAAGGTCGTATCACCGTGCGCCTTTGAGTACGTCTGCCAAGTGTAGTCACCACCAGAGGTGATGTCGATACCTTGGAACGACTGGTTGGCAATCCCCTGGAAGCTTGAATCCAGCGCACCAAGACCATTCAGGCCATTGTCATACTCAAATTTCCCATTCGCCAAGGAAGAGCCAATAACGAACTGGTCGCCTCCGGCGGGGGCGTTTCCGTTCTCCACAACAACCGTGATCTCAGTTGCCGAATTGACCGCACTAACGTACCCGTCGCCATCCCCAACAGGATTCGCATTGCCAAACTGACCAGCAACAGCGGGGCTGCCCCAAACGACGGCCTGACCAACGCGAAAGTAGCGAGTGGTGCTCGCCGCATCTGCGTTGGCATACCCAAGCGGGGCGAGAATCGTGCTCTTGCCGCCAGCAACCGCGCCGGTCTGAGTTCCAAGAACACAGTTAAGGCGATCACCATTATTGCCGCTGCCGTTGATCGGCATTCCCCACACAGATCGACCGAAATGATTCTGGGCATCATTGACGAGCCCCTGCATTTCCGAATCCAGCGCACGGCGAAAGCCACCTCGATCAGAGAGAACAGCGTCCAAGGCGAGGCCGGTCAACTGAATCGTTCCGTAGAACAGAACGTCAGTAATCTCTGCCTGCTTGTAGAACTGTCCGCCCGGATCGGGAATGCTCCCCGTCTCATCACGGAAGCCAACGCCAGTGTTGCGCTTGGTGTGAACCGGGAACATGACCTTTCGGCCACTCCACTTCATGTCCTTGCGCTTCTCCAGGCGTTTCAGCATGAAGTTGTTGTTGTTCAAGGTCTCCGCAATGCGAGGACCGTAAAAATCCTTCAACAGACCGTCTAAGGTCTGATAGGTAGATGTAGCAGCGCCTTTCTTGACGCCTTTGGTGTAAACAGCCATTTTATTTTACTCCAAACTCAGCCCGAGGGTATGTTGGCTTCCAGCCACGCATCCACCGCCAAACCGAATTCTTTTTTCGATAGTTTTGCTGGGTCTGGAGCTTTTGTGACAACCTTGGACGCGGCACTTCCGCGCCCCTTTACTGGTCGTCGTCCAGACCGCTTTGTCTTTACTTTTCCAACAGCAGCCTCCTGCGCCTGCTTATAGATGCTGTCAAAAGTCAGGAATGCGCCATTTACCGCAGAACGGACCTCTTCGATTCTATTTGGATCGGCACCGATAGCACCCAGGTGGGTGTATCCGGCCTCCCAAAGTCGAGCCTTGACGTCGTTGTTGTCGGCAAATTTGCTTCCCTTTGTGGCACCCTCCACAAAGCCCTGTACAGTCTCCTGTACCCATCTCTGGTAGTTAGCCATACGATGGCTTTCTTGGGCTTGCCTCTCTTGATCTTCTTTCTCCGATCGCATCCGACTTAGCTCATCGCGCATCCGTTTCATGTCAACGCGAAGAACCTGTGTCTCGTAATCAGGATCCATCTCATCAAGATCGGCATATGGATCTTTGGGTGGAGGTGGCGGAGGCGCAGGATTATTATTCACAAGCATCTGACGAAGCTCCTGAATGACACCAACCAACTGGCTATTCTGCTGAGAGAGATTATCCAGTTGCCTATCGCGGTTCCCAATCTTTCGATCAAGCTCCGCCTTTAGGTTCTGAAGGCTTCTCCCACCACCATCTTCATGATCCTCTTCAGGCCGAGCCCCAATGGCATCGCCGTCATAAGGATTGTCCACACTATCGACCTCTGCTGACTCTTCATCTGGGCCTGACGCGCCCAATTCGATAGAATCATCTTCGTCCGCAGGGGCGACAGAAGACTCATCAGAATCATAATCAACAGACTCACCCGAATTGCCCGACGCGGCGTCAAGCGCAGCATCAAACTCTTCAGCCGTACCCCATGCGGGGCCTTTGTTTGAAGTAACCTGGGACATATCCCACCCCTTGGTCGTTACGCGACCAACCGATTATATAGACGCCCCACTAATTTGAGCCATCGCCAACTGCTCTGTCGGCAATGGGGGCTCCGTCTCCGCCACGATCGGCTCCTCATAAGCAGGAACGTCAGGCGTGGAGGTTGGAGGTCCCTCGCCCTGTCCACCAGGAGGGCCTGCTTGGCCCGCCATAGGTGGTACACCGCCCTGGAGCATAGCGGCGTGCTGTTGTATGTGCAACAAGAAAGCGCTCTTGATCTCTTGAGGAGCGGTGTAGAACCTTTGCTCCTTCATAGTATCGATATGAGTCTCAAGGTGTGCGGCATGATCCTCATACTGAGCAGCATTCACCATTTGGCCACCAAACAGCATGTCGTTCTCATGTCTCGCCCGCTCTCGATCACGATCCTCACCGCCAAGAATGTCGGCAATATCACCAAACTCAAGCATTCTCAACGCCCTTTCACGATCAATGAGGCCCATCTGAGCAAGCTGAAGAACAAGCTGCCTGCGCGCCTCGCGATTCGAGGGCAGGCTAGACTCAATCTGGAACTCAACATCCGAGAATCTGATCTGCCCCGCGTCCAGGGCCAGCACCTCGCTGATGGCATTCTCACCCATAATGCGATAATTCAACTCATAATCAGCATTGTCGCGCCAAGTCTCAAGCATCATCCGGCCAAGCTCCCTTAGCGCCTGCCTGATGCACTTTAGTGTTGGGCCGAGCTTTGTGTTGTCCTGCTCCGACTGAAACAGAACAGAGCGACCAGACTGTGATGATCCGGCCATACCCAAAGACGCCTCGTGCAGGCCCAACACATACTGCTGCGCCTCACGGAACATCTGCGTCAAGTTCATCATATTCGGAGAAACTGGGTCGCCACGAATCCACTGTGGAGGCCCGTGGGTTGGGTTGTATTCAATCTTCTCACCAGGCGCAGAGGTGATCTTAGTCACACCGCTTCCCTTTGGGATCAACCATTTTCCATGTGCGGCGAGCGTGACCTGCTCAACAATCAGGGAGTATAGCTGGTTCACATTCATCTGAAGCTCGCGTGCGAACCTCATTGGAGTGATTCCATAGAAAGACTCTGTATCCGGATAGAACGTGCAGTAAACAAACGGCAGCTTGTCGATCGGGTCCTCGTCCTCATCTGGCTTCTCATATTCGAGAACGGTCCCTCCAGCACACAAGATCCTCCTGCCGCCAGGAAAATCTTTGCTTGGCCTTTCCCAATACTCTTTGACCATGACCATATTCTCTGCCAACTCAAGCTGGGTATCCAGTGCGTCAATCCAGCTAAAGCCAAAGGCAGACGGAGAGTCTGGGACGACCTCCTCCCCCCACCTCTCATAAACCTCGTCAATGTGCATTAGGTGAACATGAACGATCCAGCGGACGTCCCTCATCCTCTTTGCGCCGGGATCTACGAAAATCTCAAACGGGGACACCGACTCGACAGAAAGGTCCCCCTCTTTCCTTCTGCGCTCTTTTTCAGAAAGATTTAGTTCATCAGCCACCACGGGGTCGACAACTATAGTCTCGCCGCCATCAGGGTCCCAAGTGACCTTCCACCAGGCAGATCCAGTGGAGAACAGGTCGCTCACCCACCTGGTCAACTCTAGGTCATACCCCATCTTTCTGAAGTGGTATTTGATCAGGCGCTCGCAGGCACGAGCGATATCGCGGTCCTCGTCGGTGTTTGTTGCCGGAAGAACGCTTGGCTCTGGGCGCTGGGCGGTCAGCTTGGAGACGATGACACGCTCAATAGAAAACAAGCCATTTACAGTTACCTGTTTTCTCCATGCACGACGCATAACAGGGCGCAAGTTTCCCCTTGAATCGTCCGCAGAATACCATTGATCTCCACGAATAAAGGTCTTGTTCAAGAGCCATTCGCGAGCCAATGAGGACCTGGCCTCCTCCGCCAACGTGAACTGCGAATCAACATGGGCAACCGGATCTTCACCAGTGCGCCTAATCTCTCTGGCAATCCGCTTGGTACGAACGTCAGCTAGTGACTTTGGCATTTAACTAAAACTCCCCACACCCGGAACATACAGTTCTGGGGCTCCAGGTTCCACAAACGGACTCGATGGCGTTGCTGCCGGCGTGTAATACGGAGAGGCGTATGCGGATGTCCCAACAGGAACCTCGTGCCATTGGCTCTTCCACTGCTCCCACGCCGACTTCTGCCCCGGCGCAGTCGGCAGGCTGGGGTTCTGCTTTTGGTAGTGCTGATAATATGGATACGACCTAAACATAGCCACTGAGCCCTCTCCAATCTGCCTCTGCTGCTCTTTATGGTCGTCGGTCAGCGCGGCCAGTGCGGTCTGAGTCGCACCATACGCCAAGCCAGCCGCATAAGGATTCGATGACCCAAGCATAGCGGCCCCGCCAGCAACAATAGGACCAAACTGCTGCAAGTAATACTTCCAATCCTTCTCAGGAGGAGGAGGAGCAGCCGGTGCTGCGGGGGGTGTATACTTCGGAATCTCAACGGGCTCCCACCCATAATCAGCCATACCGCTAACCTCCTTGAGCAAGAGAGCTATAATCAATCTTATCTAGTGTTCCAGATATCTCTTCTGCGGTTTTATCCCCAATAAAGGCCATCAGCAAAGGCTTAGACGCCTCCTCTGCAACCAGTGCTGTGGCATTTGGGTTGTACCCACTATCAAGCAGTGCAGTGCGATATCGAGAAATGTCGGTCCCGGTCGTCACATCGAAAACCAGGGCGTTTCCGTCTGCCATAACAAGGAAAATCTTATTGTTCTTGTAGTCACGAAGCGGAACCCACGGGGCCTGCCCAGCCCTCTTGTTGGCGTTCGCCCTGCGGACGGCCTGAGAGTACATGCCGGTAAACATCGCCTCGTACTTGTCGCCAGCACTTGCCGCCCTATACCTAGATGCGGCGGGCTTCTTTAGGTTTGCGGATGGCCCTTTGCTTCGGGCCGACTTCTTGGAAAAGCCACCCTTGGCGGCAAGTCCTGCGGCACCAGCGGCGGAGGCCCCTATCGTCTGGGCCACTGATTTCGGCGCTGACCCTGGCTCGACAGACATCTTGTGAGTACCGGGGAAGTAGCCCTCCATCGTGTCTTTGGCTCCGACATACGGGTTTGGGCGTGGCGACCCGTATCCCTCTTGTGGTGCGGGTGCGGGTGCGGGGCGTGAGGACATCATGCCTGCTGGCGCAGGCTGCGCAGGTGTTCTAAATTGGGCGGCTGTTTGGCTTGTGGCACCATACCCCTCGTCCGGCGGCTCTGTCCTTGCCTGTACACCCTGCTTGTATGGGGTTCGCAGTTGCGCGACTGTTGCCTGTCTTTGGCTTTGGCCCAGCGCTGGGTGCGATAGTTGTCCGTATGGAATATCTCTTCTGGTCTGTGGGCCGGGAAGGTTTGTCTTGGCGGATGGACTTTTGACAAAGCCAAAGCCCTCCCAGGCGTTCTGGCGCTGGGCCTGCCCGCCTCGACCGCTCTTTCTGATCATCTCTGCGCCAGCAGACATCGCCCTGCCCTTTAACTCATTTACAACCCCAATTATGGCGTCTGAATACGCAGCGTACCCCAGAGACTCTGGGCTCCTGCGCATAATGAAGTCTGCCACGGCAAAGAGGGCCTGCGGATCGTTCTGTGCCATGCCGCGCAACTGCTCTAGGGCGCGAGCGCCAGACATGCCCGACCGGCGCAGAAAATCCAAAAACCTAACTCCCCTTGTTGTTGGATCGGGGCCAGTTGGAGCGGGGAAGTGGCTTGCCGATGGCGGCGAACTCAGCCCGCTCGACAGTGTTACTTGCTGGCGAGGGTCTGGTGTGTATTGACTTGGCATTACTTACTCCCAAACCGTGGGATGCAGCGCAATCTCTGGACCGTCATCCTCTTCTGGATAATCCTCTCCGGGGCCCCAAGTTCGACAAGGCTCATCATCTGATGCAGCATCGTACTCCGCCAGAGACTTTGCGAGAGAAAGCCTGGATATCTGCTCAATCAACCTTGCTCGCTCCTCGTCGCTAGCGCGGCGAAGCTCAAACATTGTGATCCTGCTGAAATAATGCTCTAAACACAACATAACCGTCAAGACAATGATTATCGACCAGTAAACCATAATCTAATACAACCCCAAACTAATAAGATCATCCGCAATGGAGTCGAACTCCTCCGGCTCACCATCTCCCTCAAGGACCTCGGACACCTTGCTCCATACGGGAGAGCTATCATGCTTGACCGGCTTGAACTGATCGTCAAGGTCAATATCCTCATCATCCAGCAGGCACGCGATCATCATGGAAAAAACATAGTCATCATGGCAACCATCCATGGCCTGCGGCTTGTTGGTTGATGCTGAGTAGCAGAAGTGTCCAAGCTGGTCCACCAGGTCTGAGTCGTGAATTACAACGCGCCTGGAGCTTCCGCGCAAATATTTCCTGGCGGAGCTAATCAGCATTGGCCTACTCTTCGCCGTCGTCTCAAATCCAAGCGTATTCCTAACAATCTTACCTTGAGCCCTATTCCACTCTAACTGCCTGTAAATACAGGGGTATGCCAGCTTCCTAAGCTCTTTGAGTGTGTGTCGCCCGTAGGTGTTTGACTCTGGACACACAACGGCATTGTTGTAGAATCTACCTAGTAGGTCCAGCATTATCGCCAACTCATCTGGGTCTGGCCTTCCGATATATGAGGCCACCTGCTCAAGCATTAGCCCGCGCCTGCACCAGACCGAGATCGCACTGTAGTCTGTGGCGGTAGATCCAGAGCAAACATCTGCCGTGGCGATATACCTCTCCTGTGGCTCTGGGTTTAGCCACTTCCTAAACTGACCTTCAGCACACTCCTCCACAACAATCTCTCCGTCTCGATCTAGCAAGTCAAACATGACCGGCTGAAAGATGTTCTCGAACTGTCGCTCGATGTGCTTGTGAGAAAAAACAGACCGCCCAGAGGACAGGAAACACGACACATCGTCGTCGGGATACTCCTGCAACATGCGCTCTTCATCGCCGTCACATACGTTTCGGAACGAGTTCCCCCACCAAAGCCACTGGCCACAACTCAATCCAAACCTTCCTATCCTGTCATGGTCGTCCTCGACAAAGCCACCGCGCTCTCGGACGTCCTTGCGACCGGTTTGACGCCAAGTCTCCCACGCCTCTTCCTGAGAGCTTGTTGGTGCAATAAAATTTGTTGGGACTGAGTGCCACGGAACAAACCAAGCCTTGTAGTCGCTCTTGCCCTGCTTCGCTCGCTGGTACTCGTCGTAAAAGTATCCGCCGCGCCCATTGGGTGTCGACTCAAAGATAATAATCTTCCATGGCCCCAGCTTGACCGTGGACTTGACTCCAGTAACAAGGTCGCGGGCAGCCTGATAAAACCCTGGCTCCGAGAAGTGAATCGCCTGCAAGGTCTTAGATCGACCCTTTCTTTCCGCAACGGCCTTTGTTCCGGCGGTTGCGATACGAACGGAGGAGCCGTTCTTCCAGAACATACCCAGCTTTCTTGAAGATCGATCTTGGTCTGGCTTTATGTCTGGCGAGAGATTGTCGTACATAAACTGGTACTTCGACAGCAGCGTGTCTGTACTATCCTCGTCATGAGAGATAACCATCGTCTGATAGTTGTCCATGAACGTACACAGCCACGTTATGAGCGCGGCCACCCATGTCGAGAATCCGGCCTCCTGGCGCAGTTTCAGGATAATAAGAAGCAGCGGCTTCCCTGAAAACAGTCTCTCCAGCGCATACCTGGTAACGCGCCTCTGCGGTGCGTTTAGTACGAATGGGATCGACTGTCCCGACTGGTCCGTGATTCTGACCTCGTTCTCGCAAAAGAATACGAAGTCTTCTGCGAGCGCAGTCACATACTCTTCGTCTAAGTCGTCGGGGTCCAGGAAGTTATAGTGTAGGTCCTGGGCCTGCTCGATAACATCGACAGGAAACTCTTCTTCGCTGTCAATCGACATACTGACGCCTTTTTGCTGTTAAAGCCTTGACGCGGGACATCTTCTCGTCCTTCGTTCTAGACGGGGCGGCGACGGCGATCTTCATACATCGGTCGAACCATTCTTCTTCCGCCTTTGACTTCTTATCTTCAACAGCAACAGCCAAGCGAGCAAGAGCGAAATCCGACAGCTTCTTAACAGCCTCGTTCTGAAAACGAAGCTTCGCAAACGCGCGCACAACCCCCTGAATAGGATCTTCAGACATCGTAACCTCCAAAACAAACACCTACCCCCCGTGACGACGGACTGACAAAGGGAGAGGCCCGCCGCATGGAAGGAGATAGACACAGGGGGTAGGCAGGCCGACACTAACACAAAAAACAAAACAAACAAACCGACAGAAATCAGCCCAAAACAACCCGATTATGATCAAGGTGTATAGGACACAACCAGTCCTACCCGAAAACAAAAAACCAATAATTACAGGACCCGTAGAGAAAAAACACAAAAAAGAGCACTTGACAGGATTGACATACCGTAATTCGTGTGGCACGTTTGACCTGCCCTCATTGTACCGTCCCGACCGTAGGTCGGACCGGTGTCTGATGTCAAAATCAGACAGAAGACACCAGGTCGCACCGGAGGAGGGACCATCCAGATAAATGTAAAACGAATAACTGTCTGGTGTGCCCATCCCCATAAGAAAACCCTACAAGCGTAAGTAACAAAACGCAAGAAACAAGAAGGCAAGCCCAAAATCCCAAAATATCGGGTGAGGGGTATTCAAATACAACCGATCGACCGCGCGAGACGGCCTCCCCTTGCCCCGGCCCCATGCACCC